AGAGAATTCTTTTAGTGAATCAACTGCGGAGGACTTAGAAGAAGAAGCACAACTAAGAGCAGATTTGATAAACTTAGAAACTGCCAAGTTAACTAAGCAAAAAGAAGTAACTAGTCAAACGATTGCATTAAGAGCAGAGGAAGCTGCTGCATTAAAAGCTATAGATGACCAAAAGATTGCTGACCAAAAAATACTTGATGATGAAGCTGCAGAAGCAGAAAAGAAAAGACTAGAGGATGTCAAGAAGGCTGCAGATGAAGAAATAAGAATTGCTCAATTAGTTGCTGAGCAAAAAAAACAAATACAACAAGCAAACTTGAATAACATAAGTCAAGGCTTTGCTTTATTAGGTCAAATAGCTGGAAAGAATAAAGCATTACAAGCTGCGGCAATAATTGGAGAAAGTGCAGTAGGTATTGCAAGAACTATTATATCAACACAAAGTGCAAACGCTGGAGCATTAGCCACACCTCAAGCTATATTAACTTCAGGAGCTGCTGCTGCCCCTGTTATAGCTGCAAACAATATTGCTGCTGGAATTAGTATTGCTGCAAACGTAGCTGCTACTGCTAAAGCACTTGGTGGACTAAAAGCTGGAGGTTCTCCCCCAACACCTCCATCGCTTACAACATCATCTTCTACAAGACCATCCGTTCCTCAAGTTGGCGCACCTGATTTTAATATAGTAGGTCAAACAGGAGCAAGTCAAATAGCTGATGCTATATCAGGTCAGAATCAACAACCATTTAGAGCTTATGTGGTTGCAGGAGATGTGACTTCAGGTCAAAGTTTAGAACGTAATATAATAGAAGGAGCAAGTCTTGGGGGTTAAAACACAAAACAATAAATTTAAATCGTTATATAGTTATGAGAATAGTTGAACTAATATTAGATGAAGCACAAGAGATGATGGGAATAGATGCCATCTCTATTGTAGAAAGTCCAGCAATACAAGAAGATTTTGTAGCATTAAATTCTGATGAAATAAAATTAGCGGAAGTATCTAAGGAAAAGAAAATACTAATGGGTGCTTTGCTTGTACCAAACAAACCTATCTACCGAAAGAACGGAGAAGATGATGAATATTACATTTACTTTTCAAAAGACACAATCGCTAAGGCTTCTCAGTTATATTTAAAGAATGGCTATCAAGGTAATTCTACTTTAGAACACGCAAGTGCTTTACAAGGTCTTACTCTTGTTGAAAGTTGGTTAGTCGAAGATGACGTTCACGACAAGTCAAGAAAGTATGGAATGAACGTGCCTGTCGGAACTTGGATGGGTGCAGTAAAAGTAGACAATGATGAAATTTGGAACGAATACGTTAAGACAGATAAAGTTAGGGGTTTTTCTATTGAGGGTTATTTTGCAGACAAGATGGAACAGTCTAATAAAAAAGATGAAAATTTTTCGGAAATAGAAGCTACTGAATTATTATCTAAAATTAGAGAAATAATTAGTGGCAATGAATAAAAATTCAAACTACATACCTAGTCGTTCATCACCTAGAGGTGCTTCAAGAGGATGTCTGTGTAGAGACAAAAACATATACTCAAGGAAGTGTTGCAATGGTGATATAATAGCACAAGGCATAGGCAACATTACAAGAACCAGTTATTAGAAAACGCTGAAAATGCAAAATTTAATTTAAACATCGTTATATAATTATGAAATCAAGTGAAATGATAAATAATATCAAAACGCTTCTTAACATCGAGGTCAAACTTGAGGAAATGAAGCTCGAAAATGGCACAGTTGTAGAAGCTGAATCATTTGAGAAAGGAAAGGAAATTTTCATCAAAACAGATGATGAAAGAGTAGCAATGCCTGTTGGCGAATATCTTCTTGAAGATGGTCGATTGGTAGTTGTTGAAGAAGAAGGAATCATCGCTGATGTCCGAGAGGTATCTGATGAAGTTCCTGCAAAGGAAAATGAAGAAGGTGAAGAAATCACTTCTGACTTAGCTGAAGAAAAAGAGGAAATGGCTTATGCAACTAAAGAGGAATTATCTTCTGCAGTTGAGGAAATGAAATCTATGATTGAAGAAATCAAAGCTATGGTATCTCCTAAAGAAGAAATGTCAGACGATGATGAAGAACTTTCTGCAAACATTAAGGAAGAATTATCTGCACCAGCAGCTGAGCCAATTAAGCACAGTCCTGAAGCAGAATCTACGCAAGTAGAACAAAAAGTTTTTGCTCAAAGTAAAGTAAGAACGACCCTCGATAGAGTAATTAGTAAATTAAATAAATAAAAAATGAGTTTAGAAAAAGTAAATCTCGCAACAACCACAAATATCACGACTACTTATGCTGGTCAGTTTGCTGGTGAATACATTGCTGCAGCACTTCTCTCGGCATCGACTATTGATGATGGGGGTCTTACAGTAAAGGGCAATATCGCATATAAAGAAGTAATCAAGAAGTTAGCTACTACTGAGTTAGTATCTGCTGCATCTTGTGACTTCACACCAACCTCTACTATCACATTGACAGAAAGAGTATTGCAACCTACAGAGCTACAAGTTAACTTACAACTTTGTAAGAAAGACTTCATTAGCGATTGGGAAGCTCAATCAATGGGTTTTGGAATGGCACAAACACTACCTCCTAAGTTCTCTGACTTTATGTTGGCTCACGTAGCTGCTGAAGTTGCTCAATCAAATGAGTTGAACATTTGGCAAGGTGATACTGGTGCTGCTTCAAACAACGCTTATGATGGATTTGAGAAGTTGTTAGCTGCTGATGCTGGAGTTGTAGACGTTGCCGCAGTAGGTGGTGGTCTTGATGCTGCAAACATCATCGCTGAATTAGGAAAAGTTGTTGATGCAATTCCTTCTGCTTTATATGGCAAGGAAGATTTGTTTATCTACATCGGTTCAGCTGCTGCTAAGTTCTATGTTCAAGCATTAGGAGGATTTGCTGCTAGTGGTCTTGGAGCTAATGGTGTGAACAATATGGGAACACAATGGTGGAACAACGGAAGTTTGACTGTTAACGGAGTTAAAATCTTTGTTTGTCCAGGTATGTCTGCTAACAAGATGGTAGCTGCTCAAAGAAGCAACTTGTACTTCGGTACTGGACTTCTTAATGACACTCAAGAAGTAAGAGTTCTTGATATGCAAGATTTGGATGGTTCGCAGAATGTTCGTATGGTAATGCGATATACTGCTGGTGTCCAGTTCGGAGTTGCTGAAGATATAGTTCTTTACGCTTAATCAGAAACATTAACATAAAAGAGGGTAGGTGGATTTTACTACCTACCCTTTTTTTTTAAAATAAATAACTATGGCTTGTGCAATAACATCAGGAAGAAAAGTACCTTGCAAATCAGCATTTGGAGGCATTAAAAGAGTTTACTTCTGTAACTACGGAGATGCTACTATTACGTTGGATGCAACTACTGACGAAGTTGAGACTATCACTATGGATGGTTCTACAACATTTTTTCAATATGATGTAAAAGGAAATTCTAGCCTTGAGACTACAATAACTAGCTCAAGAGATAACGGAACAACTTTTTACACTCAGACTCTCGCATTGACTCTACCTTACCTAGACAACCTAACTAAAAACGAAGTTCAGTTGTTAGCTGCTGGTAGACCACAAATGATTGTAGAGGATTATTACGGAAACAGATTCTTCTGTGGATATGAGAATGGTATGGACTTGACTGGTGGCACTATCGTAACTGGTGCTGCTGCTGGAGACCTATCAGGATTCACATTGACAATGGAAGGAATTGAAGAATTTGCTCCATATTTCTTAGAGAGTGCAGTTACTATTAGTGTTGGTTCTCAGATTGACCCAACATCTGCTGCAGTACCTCAACCTTAATATTTAATCATATTAAAATCAAGACCCTACTTCGGTAGGGTTTTTTTTGTTTTAGACTTTTACAAATTCAGACAATTCTGTCGTTATATAAGTATGATTGTATTAAAAACATCAGCAACTGCTCAAACCATCTCTGTGATACCTCGCAGATATGAGAATGTATTTAAGATGTCAGTTCGTGATGACTCTACAAATGTTACTGTAGAATACGATGTAAATAGTGCTACTATATCAGGGAACTATTATACGTTTGATAATGTATTTTCTCCTGTTTTGGTAGAAGGACATTTCTATGATTTAGAATTATTTGCTTCTTATGACTATTGGAATACAAACTACTCTTTATGGCAGAATTATGATGTCTTATGGCAAGAAGATGCAGGATTTAAAGGGATAATATACAAAGACAGAATATTTTGTACTGACCAAGATATCGAGCAATTTGAAAATGATTACTATGAATTAAATGAAGGTCAATATACACCTAGTACATCAGGAAATAATGACTACATTGTAATGTTATGAAGAATAAAAGAACAAGAAATAAATTAGGACAATTCACAACAGAATCAAAAGTTTCTGAATATGGATTTGTAAACCTAAGCACTTACACCAGTCCTGAGATTAAGGAAGTTAAAAACAAGGGATGGGTAGAATATGGAGCAGACAATGACTATTTTCAGTTCCTTATCGACAGATACAATGGTAGTCCAACAAATAACGCTGCAATTAACGGAATCAGTCAAGCTATCTATGGTAAAGGTCTAAACGCTACAGACTCAAACAGAAAGCCTGAAGAATATGCTCAGATGATTTCTTTGTTTCACAAGGATTGTGTCAGAAAGCTATGTTATGACCTGAAGCTAATGGGTCAATGTGCTATGCAAGTAATATATTCTAAAGACAGAAGTCGTATTGCACAGATAGAGCATTTCCCTATCGAGACACTAAGAGCAGAAAAAGCAGATGAGAAAGGAGAAGTTCCAGCATATTACTATTTCAAAGACTGGTCTAAGATAAAGCCAAGCGATAAGCCTAGAAGAATACCAGCTTTTGGTAAGTCTAAAGAGAATATAGAAATTATGTACGTTCAACCATATCGTGCAGGGTTTTATTACTATTCTCCTGTGGATTATCAAGGTGGATTACAGTATGCCGAACTAGAAGAAGAAATTTCTAATTTTCATCTGAATAACATTATGAATGGACTAAGTCCATCAATGCTTATCAACTTCAATAATGGTACACCTAACCAAGAAGAAAGACAACTAATAGAAAGCAAGATTGCAAACAAGTTCTCAGGAACATCTAATGCTGGTAAATTTATTCTAGCATTTAACGACAATAAAGAAGCATCAGCAGATATAACACCTATTCAGTTGTCGGATGCGCACAATCAATACCAATTCCTATCAGACGAATCTTCTAAGAAGATAATGGTAGCACACAGGATTGTCAGCCCAATGCTATTAGGTATTAAAGATGGTTCAGGGTTAGGCAACAATGCAGATGAGATTAAGACTGCATCTCTTTTGATGGATAACACAGTTATTAGACCTTTTCAGGAGCTTTTAATTGATTCCTTTGACAAGATACTAGCTTACAATAATATTGCTTTAAACCTATACTTTACGACCTTACAACCATTAGAGTTTACAGAAGTAGATTCTGAGGTACAAGATGAGGAAACTATCGAAGAAGAAACAGGGGTTGAGATGGAGACTGAGTTAAAAAAGCCTTGT